TTTTGATAAAAAAATATTTAAAGAGGCGTTCCCAGATTGGGAACGAGAAAAACTTGCTAAGTATTATGAAAGCGCTTTGCTATATTCGCAGTCTAAAGGATGTTTGGTCTGCTATTACTTTAATTGCGTCAATGCGGTCGTATAATGATTCCAAATACTTGTTGAGTTCGTCAATGTCTTCGGTTATTTTGTAGCCGTTAGACGATGCGATAATGTTTGGAGCGGTTGTGCGTCTCAAATAGTTCATTATCACTCGAATTCTGGAGTCAGCCAATTCAAACTCTGGCTCATTTCCAGAGCGCTCAAAAATTAGCTTTCTCAATTGCTTGTTAGTATAAAATTTATTTGTTTTTCTTAATACTGCCTCAATGAATTTAGCGCATCGCTTTTCATTTTCTGTGATTTGATAGGTTAACTCCTCAAAATTTGCTATCATAATAGTTCTAAGTTTTCGTTTGGTTCTGGAATATATACGTTTAAAAATTCTGTTGCCCATTTCTGCACCTCTGCAATGAAATCCATAAATTGACTGGTCGATAGTTCACTGGTCGATTTGATTCGCTCGATAAATTCGCCATTTACATTGGCCTCGTTTGTTTTTAGAAACCTAAATTTTAATAAATCATGCACCTGCTCATTGTTTCTGTAATTTTCAAAGCCTGCGTCAATTAATCCCGCTTTAACTATTGGCAAAACAACGCCATGATAATAAGCATTCTGGTTGTTTGAACGTTTTTTTGTATTCCTATCCAGAACAATTGAAACTTCTTTGCCGTTTAACGACTCAATGTGTGCATCAAACATGCTTTTATTTAAAATCCTCAGACGGCCGTCTTCAATTTTACCAATATATTTTGCTTTCATGATATAAAATGCAGGATTACTGATACAACCATAGGAATAAAAACAAAAAAACAAAACAATAACGAACACAATATCAATAATTCGATTAAAAAATCTGTAAATTTTCTCATAATAAATCCTTTAATTCAATTTTTAAAGCCTGCGCAACCTTAACCAATGTGTCCAGAGTCATATTTTTACCTTGTTCAATTCTTTGATAAGTGCTGCGATTTAATTTGTTGTCGAAAGCAAATTGCTCGGCTGAATTATAGCCGAGTTCAATGCGTCTGTTTCTAATTTTGATGTGAACTTCCATACACTAAAGAATAAATTTTTAATTCCCTTTCTAAATTATCTATTAATTTGTGCAATATTAATTCAGTTTGCTTATGAACTGCAATCAATTCGTCTTGTTTTGCGATTAATTCTTTTTGTGCTTTGATTAATTCGTCTCTTTTATCTAATTCCATAGCTTTTTAGTTTATTTTACCGATTCTATTAGTTACTTGTTCGTGATATTGTGCCAGATATTCTCTGCACTGGATGACTTTAGCATAAACCTGCTCAATGATTTCATCTGAATGCTCAATCGAATAAGCGAGCCAACGTTGCTCAACTGGCAAGTGGTCATATTTAACCTCTCTGCCATAGTTAACATCCGCAGGCGTGTTCATAAGCGCATAGAATAGAATAAATTGCTTGCGCCCAGTAACGGCTAAATATCCACGACCTTGCCATTCATAATCCTCATTTATTCCAGATACATTGTCAAGAAATGTTTTTCTGTTAAATGGACATTTTATGTCAACGCAAATGTCTTCTGTTGGCAACACGTCTGGCTCTCCGATAATATAATCATTGTTAAATATGTCAATGTTTTTTTCAGCAAATGGGAAACCAAGTTGCTCCGCCATAAACTGGATGGCATCGGCCTCAACGGCCTTGCCTTTCTCAGTGTATTTAGAATGTAATTCCTCATGGTCATCGGCATACCATTCATGCAAATAGGTTTTGCATGTAGCGCTCAACTCGCCGTCTTTTTTAGCTTTGCCCATGATTTTTGAAATCTGTGAGCATCTTATTTTAAATTGTCTCATATAGCTTCGTCCATTAACATTTCTCTTTGTCCGTTTGTCAACTCGCATTTAGCCTCAACGTCTGCAATTGTTATTTCGTTTTTAGCCAATTTTTCGACAATCTGTTTCCATGCCGCCGAATCTTTAACCAATGCAATTTTTTTAGTCTTTGCCTCTGGCGCTTTGCCATGTGTGTTTGTTGTGTCGCTATCCTTTGTATCGTCCAGAGCAAACATACCCCCAAGCGCAAATTTTCGAGCGTAACTCGATGACGAGCCAAACGACTGCGAAATGTCCATGCCTTTGCGGTTTGGGTCAATGCCTGCGCATCCAGTTGTCGTTACAACGATTCCATTTGGCAAAGTAAGTTGGACGCTTGACTCGCAATAAATTAATCCGCCCGCCTCTTTAATTTGGTCTGAAATGGTCAACATACATTCGTATTTCAAAAGAAATGGTTTTAACGCTTCAAGTATATCTTCGCAGTTGCGATACTTGTATTTACCAAAAGCATTAAATTGATTTTTCGGTGCTTTTAATTCCGATTGAATTTTGATAAGTTCTGTCATTTTTAGTTTGTTTTAATTGATTTGTAAATTTAAACATTTAAAGTATTTAATCAAATTTTTTAACGGATATTTTTAAACAATTCATAATTGTCTCGCAACTCCAGATTGATGACTTTCTTTTCTGTGATTCCCAACTGCGCTCGAATATGTTTGCCCCAACGTTCTAAACTGATATTTGCATCCTCTGGCTTTGTGCCAGTTGTCGATTGAACAAAAACAACTTCTGTCTTTGGACATCCGTCCTCTTCTTGTCTGTGTGGATAGGTATGGATTAACTTCATGATTTTATGATTTGATTGATTAAACTTTGATTAACTAATGAGCCACATTTAACGATTAAATTTAATTTTTCTGAGTCGCTTTTGTAGTCTCTGGGTAATTTAATAATTCCATGACATGCGAGCAATGTCATTGCTTGGTCTTCTGAGTCTGGGTAATAAAGCGGAGCGTAACAATTCGGCAATGTGAATGTCTCCCAGTTCAATTTTATTTCAAACTCATCTTTGATAAAATGCGCCATAAATGGCTCTTCGATTCGTTCTATTAATACAAAACCTTGTTTGCTTAATACTTGGCCAAATGCCTCGATGTGTGATGCTATCATTTTATTCTCGTTATTTTAAAAAATTTACCACTATTATAAAAAACGTCAAACATGTAGTCTCTATTTCTGGTCTTTCTGTAATAAGAAACTAAAGAGCGTTGGTTTTTAATTTCAGCCTCTGGGACTGAATAGTCTTCGCCCAACTTTAATTTACCAATGATTGTCTGGTTGTAAGTTTTAGATATTTCGCCCGCTTTTTTTCTGGCATGCTCTCGGACGTATTTCATTGCGTCCCTTAATTCAATAAACTTATTTTCAACCGACAAGTCTTTGCCCTCAAAAGCATAAACCATAATTTCCGAATTGAATTGCTTAATCATATAATCGACTCCATTTTCTTTGGCTTCGATTTTCCCTTTTAATTTAAAATTTACCACTTTCGCTTTTAATTAGATTATAAAATAATTCGTATTTGTTCTCATCAATAAACTGGTCGAATGGAATAAACGTTGCATTCTCGCCCTCGCCATCTGTCATGATAATATATTTTCCATTTTTGATATTTGATTTAACCTCTTCAATAGAATAGTATTCCGATAAGTATTTGTCCAATTCCTTTTCTGTGATTACCAAATAGCTTTGCTCCTCATTTTCGTTGGTTGTATAATAACCGCTAACAATGTAAGTTGAGCCGTTCATGATAATGTCTGATATTTCGCATTCTGAATTCACTGGCAAACTTGCCAATGTCATCGCCGTTTTAACTGCTCCCATTATCCTAAATAATAAAATAAGAAACCCATAAATGAAATGAATCCAATAATCAAAGTTGCAAAGCCTAACAATGTTTCTTTGAATTGTGCGTCTGTGTAATCCGAGTGTTTAGTTTTTAATCTGTTCATGATTTTAGTTTTAAAATTGTTGCAGTTGATAGGATGCTGCACCCCTTTTGGTTTTAATTATTTGTTTGTCCACAATATTGAACTTCCGCAACAATTGCTTACTTCAATACCAAAATAATTTTCATTTTCAACATATTTAAAATAATCTACTGCGTTAATGTGATAATCATCACCACCCATAGGTATAACGTTAATCGAGTCATACATTCTACCTGTATCAATTAATCCTTTTCTCATTATGACTTCTTTAATCATATCTTCTATCTTCTGAGCAATATTATTATAGTTCATTATAAATTCATATTATTTTTAAATCCACTTGCACTTGAATAACTCCTTTCAATAGGAAACATATTCAAATTAGTTCCATTCATTCCACTTTCACCAAATAAAATATTTGAATTTCTACCACCATTACCATCTCTATTAATTATATTCAATTGATTTCTTCCTGTTACAGTAGCATTTCTAACATTAACGTGAAAGGCTTTCTTTGGTGTTGTGTTAGTAAATGTGATATTATAATTAACTGTTGCTGATGTACTTACAA